TGTTTACAGAGATTCTAACAAGAATAATTTTGCTGAAGAAACATCAGTAGTTGATACAGGATTATTTGGTATCAATATACATAGAGCAAATCCATCTGTAATATCTAGCATAATAGATAAGTATTCGGCGGGCTGTCAAGTGTTAAACAATCCTTTAGACTTTAACTTTTTAATTAAAAGATGTAAAGAATCAGGATTAAAAGATTTTAGTTATGTTTTACTTAAAGAATTTTAATATGTCAAAAAGAAAATTAGCAGATTATGGAGCAACAATACTAAGTTTAGTAGTAGCAATAGCTTCTGCATGGATGACAATAGAATGGACAACTTTTGATATTAAAAAAGAATGGCCTAAATTAATACTTTCTGCAATTATCGCAGCAGGAGGTTATGCATCAACATTAAAACTAAAAAAGTAAATTACCGATGAATGAATTAGATAGAAATAGTATCTTAGGAAAAATATCCTTATTTTTTATCGGTTTTATTATCGCTGTAGTCTTTTTACTTAAATGTGAGGGAAATACACCTATAGATGATATGAATGGCTTAAATTCAAGATATGATAGTTTAAATAAGGAAGTTATTAAGAAAGATGCTGTAACGGATAGTTTAAATAAAGTTGTGTCGGAATTAGATACTGTTAGAGAGAAGGTATTACATATTTATCATGTAAAGAAAAAGATAATAAATATACATGATACCGAATGGGTAGTTAAATTTGTACAGATATGTGATAGTGTAATAGAAGTAGATAGCCTTGAAATTAACACTTTAAAAACATTAAACAATAATCTAATTGATATAAATAAAGATAAAACCAATATGCTTTATAATAGAGATAATGTTATAGTAAAAAAAGATGCTATAATAGACTCTTTAACCAAAAGTAAAAAGAAGTATTGGAAAGGATTTAAACACGGATTCGTGGCAGGAGCAATAGTAGTAGAATCTTTAAATATAGGCGCAGGAGTTTTGTTAAAGTAATGGAAAAAAGAATAGAGAAAATAAAGCAAAAAATCATAGATACTTACGTTGAGTATAACGATAGTTTAAAGAAAGCTGAGATTAAAAAAGAAGAATTAGAAAACCTTAAAAACGACCTTAGAATAATCTTAAGCTATTACGAACAAGAGAAAGGTAAATAAATTATTCTTTCTTAGAGCTAGGTAGAGTTAAAAGATATTCGTTCACTTTACTATAAACAAACTCAGGCTTACCAACAGCAAACACAAAATCTCCATTTTCAAACACTATTTCGGTATAATACTTTTTGTTTATCTTTCCTTTAGGAATAAAACATCTTGGATTTAATTGACTTATAGTATTGTTAGATAGGTTAAATATAGCTATATCGCTCTCGTATTCCTCTACCAAACCTTCTGATTTAAGTCTTATTAAATCTATCTCATTAATTTCTTCATCGCCACCTAAAGCGTTATTTAGAGGGTATATTACTTCTATCTTAAACCATTTCAACTCGTCCATACTAGTAAATTTTACCTTTAATTATTTTAAGATTATCTAAATGATATTCGCCTGTTTTAATATTCAATTCGCAATACGCAAAGCCTAAATTCCATTTGTTTATGGGCATAAACATTGGATTCATTTCGCATAAACAGCCGACAGAATGTACATTAATTAGTCTATTGTTCATGGTAGGTTCTGAATGTGAGCTTGTGCGGTGATAGTGTCCTACTAGCGTATCTTCCATTGTTTTGGTAAATGTAGCCCTTGCAGGATTAACTCCACCCATACCCATTAATTCGTGTCCATGTAAAACTGTTAATTTTCCTAACAAAATTGGTCGTTTATCTTTTACAATATCAATTTTCAATTCACCTAATCTTAATATTATTTCTAATTGAAACTCAGGCATATCAAATATCTCAGGAGCTTTAGCGTATAAAAACTTTTCCCATCTTTCATCATGGTTGCCTAGCTTGTAAACTATTTTAGTTTTTGGAAAATGTTGTCTTAATGTTTTAAAGAACAATTTAATGGCATCAAACTCATTGTTAATGTTTCTGTGTCTCCAATCCTTTTCGTGTCTGCTAATGTTAGCAAAATCAATTAAATCGCCATTTATTAAAATGCAGTCCACCTTTTTCTCTTTACCATAATCTAAGGCTAAAGTAATAGCTTTGTTGTTTTGATAAGGAAAATGGAAATCGTTCATAATCAATATTCTACTTTGCTTTATTTCGTAGGGAGTAAAATCATTAGCGTAGCTTTCAGGAAGCATATAATCAGTTGATGCTCTGGCGGGTCGGTGCAAAGATTTATCACTTTTTTTTACTCTATTTTTCTCGCCAATATTACCAGTGATGTATCTTATTAAACTTCTTATAGCTTCTACATCATTAAATTCTAAAGGATTTTCTTTTAATATCTTGCGCGCTAATGCAGCATTTGATGTATTTGGAAATTTTTTAATGTATTTCCTAATTATCTCGTTTTTTAAAGTAGGTTTTCCCATATCCACAAAAATACTAAATTGTTTATAGTAATCAACACGATGTCAGATTTATTAACATACTGTAATAATTTGTTATTATAAAAAAATATGACAAACTTGTAATGTAATTAATTAAACATTGTATTTATATATACCTCTTTTTTTATTACATTTGTTAAGATATAACAATACGCCATGCCTACCAAAAGACAAATCATAGATGACATTTTCATATTAGCTACTCGTTTCGGAAGAACTGACGACTCAAGGCTAGACGAAACCTATATAGGATTTAAAATAGAGCAAATAAGAGTTGCTAAGATAATTGAAGAATACAACTATACAGGGGTTATTGACCAAAATTGGTTAGTAGACTTTGGAACGCTGCCATTATATCAAGTTAATTTTGCGGATGACCCTAATATAACTCATTGCGCTTGTGATGTAATGAAGTTTAAGTTACCTGTTCCTGTAATGAATTTAACAGCTTTAGGAGAAGGAAATTTAGATTTGGGGCTCAAAGTTATATCCGCTTGTGGCTCAAGACAATATACTTACTACCCATTAGAAAGATGGAGAATGGTTCCAAGTGAACATGTAAGGTCTTTGTTTAATTATTATTCAAGATTTGGACAATACGGATACGTTAATAGAGATGTTAAATTCTTAAGATTTATGGGTGTTCCTGAAACCACTGAAGGACTAACTGTTAAAAACACTTTACCTGTTTTATCAGGAGATATTAAAGTTGGAGTATCTTATACGGTTAATGGTCCATCAATAACTTATAATTCAATTATATATCTTAATGGTCAAACTTTTATAGGTGTATTAGGAATAACGACCTTTACCGGAACAGCAGAAGTTAATTACACTAATTTCCAAGCTCCAATGACAGAAGATGATAATTACCCTGTTTCTGCTCACATGGCTAGATTAATAGTATTAGAGTTTATGACAAAAGAATTAATGGTAGAAGAAAAACAAATAGCTGATTTACAGAATGACTCTGCGGATGATGCTAAAAAATAAAAATAATGAAGGCAGTATTTAATAAAAAAGATATTGAAAGCAACATAAAGAAAAAGTTTAAAAGAATACATAAAAAGAAAATAAGTACAAGCGAGATAAATAAAATTTGGAATGATTGGATAGATGAATGTGTAGTTAAACCATTAAACGTAGGAAGTGTAGTAAGATTAGATAAAGAGAGTAAAATATGGGTAAAGGCTATTCCTACACATAAACATAAAAGAGCTATATCTTTAAGAAGTAAAGGTTTAGCTTATGTAAGTGGAAAGATAAGGGAGGCTAACATAAACTTTGATACTTCTAAATATATTTATAAAGTGGTTTTTGAAACAGAGAGATTTAACGAAAAGATAAAATTATTCTACAAGCCTCATATAAATATTAAGAGGTCTGTAAGCGAAGGGATAGTAAATGGTAAATTAATAACAAGATTATAAAATGGCAATAAATAAATTAGTATCAATTAAAAACCCAATAATAAATGCGATGGACATGGCTGCTTTAGACCATGATAACCATTTGCCTTTATTTACACAATGGGCTACAGAAGCTGAAATGGAGATAGGTAGCTACTATCAATTTACTCGTCAATGGGCTTTATTGGATGTTTGCGGATGTACTGCTGCTCCAATACCTTGTAATGCAGTAAAGATAGAAGCGTCTGTTGTAGGCAACCACATGGATAATTGTTGTGGTGTATTTGGAAATATATTAGGAACGGATGGACCTTTCCTTAATACAATTATTCAAAGCACTACAGGTATGTTAATTATTGATGCGGGAAGCGGAGATAATAGTAATACTTATGGACAAGTTCAGTTTCATGTTCAAAACAATAAAATAATATTTGATGCTAAATACGGCATTAAACAAATAACCATTCAATTTATAGGTTACGAATTAGATTGTGATGGGTTTATGAAGGTTGGAGAAAATCATATTCAAGCTATTACAGAATACATACTTTACAAATGGTGCTTAAGAAAAAGAAAAAAGAGTGGTGCTGACTTACAAGAAATGCAATGGCATTATACACAATGGGATAGATTATGCGCTCACTCAAGAGCATTAGATGCAGAATTAACACCAACAGATAGAGAAGAAATAGCACAAATTTACAACAACCCATTAGCGGGTAGAGGATTATTCCTTGGAATGACTAACCCTAACAGTTACGGATATGGAAGAACAGGCAATTATTAATACATTCAGTAATGGTATAAATCAAGATGTAGACTTTATTTTACAACCTGATGGAACTTATAGGAATATGAAAAATGGAATGCTTATCTCTATGGACGGGCATCATTTTACAATAGAAATATCCAAAGGAAACAAGGCTATTAAAACTTTAACTCCTAGATATGCAGAAGATGAGTTTAATTATGATGTTGCTCCTATGCCTATGGGATTTGTTTCTTTTATAGATAAGTTAGTTGTATTTAGCACTAATGATAGTGGAACTGGCGGATATGGAGAAATAGGTGTAATGACATTTAAAAAGATACAAGATGATTTTGTTTCTACTTATACTCCTTACTACCACCATCCCGATTTAAACTTTTCTAAATATCATAAAATAGAAGGATTTTCTTTTAGAGAGAATGATGCAACGGAAAGAGTTTACTTTACAGATAACAACAATGAGCCTAGGGTATTTGATATAGCTAACCCTATATTTACTACCTACATAGGATTTGGAGGTATAGATATAACTTCAGTAATCCCTAAACAATACATGGTTTTGAGTGGGGTTATAGATTACGCGGGAACGCAATATGGTCCAACAGATGGAAGTGGAACTATAGTTGGAAACATATTTACTTCAGACGGAATAAACAATACATATTCTTTAGTTACAGCTAGCGCAAACGTAATAGAGTATTATCCTATATCTTTATTAGATTGGACTCCATCTAGGAGTATGGGAGATATTACGTTTAAAGAATACGGAGGGGGCACAAAGAATTGCGGTTCTAGTATATATTTTTATAGACTTTTTTCAACTGATGGTAAGGTTTATACTACTTGGAGTTACCCAAGCTCCCCTATACATGTAGGGATGGATAATATAGCTGCCGCATTAACATTAAATCCTTACAGAGATTTTGTTGGTAATGGTAGTGATACAACTATAGTTGCAAGCCCTTATTCTGTTATAGTTACTGTTTCTGATGTAGATACAGATTTTGATGTAATAGAATTATGTTGCGCGGAATACAACCAAATAAATGATATTCCTTATATTATAAGAATAGTGGCTCAAACTAACATAACTTCTTCAGTTATGGACTTAATAGATAGCGGTTCTTCTAACTTTGGAGAAGTATCTATAAATGATTTAACATTATTCCCGGCTAGTATCTTAAAAGTAAAAACTTTAGCAACAGATAAAAATTATAACTTAATAGGTAATATAACGGAGAGAGAAGAATTTGATTTAGATGTAAGTGGAGTTACTTTAACTCAAATTAACTACCCTTTAGTTTCTCACGGAAAAACAGATGTGTGTTCAAACGGAAATATTTATAACGACGTTAGCCCTATAGTTGGAGCTAATCCAGCGGCAGGAACTATTACACCTTACACTAGATGGCTTGTTACTTTAGGAAATAATACTACAGATACAGTTGAATACCCCGCGGGTAGTGGCGACTTTTATGTAACAGGAGACGTTATATTGGGTGTAACTGTAGGAGCTGGCAGAGATACTATTACATTTACAGGAAGTGGAGCTGCTAGACCTTGTACTACAAGAAACAGATACACTTCTATCGCAACAGGTAAAAGAGTTGAAAACGCAATAGAGTTTACTAAACAAGCAAGTGCATTTTGGGATTATAAAAACCCTGCGGTAGCATCTCATAATAAAGGATATTGGAGTGATGAAAGATACAGATTTGGAATATTATTTTTTGATAAAAAAGGTAATCCTTATTATGTAAAATATATTGATGATTTTGATTTATTAAAAGCTCCTGACAAAAATGGATTAATGTTTTATACAGGCGAAGAATATGCTTTAAATCCATCTGCAATTAAACTATCAAATTTGAATATACCTGAATCTATAATTAATGAGGTTAGCGGATTTAGTATAGTTAGAGCAGAAAGGGATAAGCGTATTTTAGCTCAAGGTTTATTAATGCAAACGGTTATAGACCCAACTCCTCCTAATACATCTAATAGAATAGAGCCACTTCCTTTAACTAGAACATACATTAGTGCCTTTTCTACATTCACAAATTCAAGCGGAGATTTATGTTGTTGTATTTGCCCTGATTGGCTAGTTGGATATATTCAAAATAATATTCAATCGGGTATAGGATATACTGGAGAAAAGCTAGAAGAAGCCTTTTGGATAACAGAACTTGATATTAAAACTTACAATGGAATTACTGCTTTAACTAGTAAAATGTTTGATTTAGTGCCTGCGGATTCTGATTCTCCAAGATTAATGACACTACAAAATATGAATGGAAGTGGAAGTAGGTCTTTTAATGAACACGATGCGTCTCTTGACCTTATAGGAGATGGTAGACCATTTTATAATTGGGGTAGTCCAACGCTCAATTTAACGGTTCAATCTAACATTGACCATTCTTGTACTGGCCCTTGGGGATTTGTTCCTACTGATTTTTCTAACACGGTAGGCTGTAAAAAACTAGTAATTCTATCAGATTTCTTTACTCATTATGGTCCATCAGGCTCATATAACGATAACGCCGAAAGGTTTAATTATGTAAAAATTGTAGTTAATTATTTAACTAGTAAGGATAAAGCATCTCAATACGGAGGTCAAGGATTATCTGCAATAGCAGATACTTTGTATATGTCTACAGGTCATTTTCAACCTATTAATGATGCTGTTAAATTAGATACATTAAACGGAACTTTTACTACCGGTGCTTATGTTGGTCAGAATAAATATACTTTTAATGATATAGAAGTTTTTGGAGGAGATTGTTTTACTAATCTTATTGATATAAATTACGGATTATCGGATTGGCAAAGTTATCCTTTAGGAACTTATGGTTATACTTTATTCTTTCCTTGTGAAGGAACAGTAAACTATAATTTAAGGAGAGGTAAGAAAGCATCTAATATAAATGTTTTTGGAGCTAATCCTCTTGGTATAACATGGGACAATGGTTCAGGGGCTTCTGTATTAGAACAATATAGTTACAATAAAGGTTATAGCACGGATGGCACTGTTATTAAATACCCCGGCTTACCTTTTAATTTTACGTTTAGTGGAAAGTTTGAATATAGAACTAGATTTGCAGGAATTAAATATCCCGGCGAATCCGTAGATTCATTTAGAAAGTTTCTGCTTAACGATTATAAAGATTTAGATGGTCAGTTAGGAGAAATCAATAACATTCGTTCTAAGGACGGTAGAGTACTTATATGGCAAAACCATGGGGTTAGCTCTGTTCCTATCTTAGAAAGGCAATTATTAGCTGCTACAAGTGGTGCTGCAACAACAATAGGTACGGGTGGAGTAATAGACCGATTTGACCCTATTAATTCTTATTATGGTAATCAACACCAACATGGATTAACATCTACCGAGTATGGATATATTTGGTTTGATATGAGAAATAGAGCTTTATGTATAATGAGTGTTGGCGGAAATGTTCAAGAAATATCATTAGCTAAAGGCTTACAAGCTTACTTTAACAATCAATTTAACGAGGGAGATGATACTAATCTAACTGCTTCTAATATCTACAATACAAATAATTACTCTATGCCTGAAATTCCTTTATTAGGATATGGTATAGTGGGAGTTTATGACCCTAGATATAAAATGTCTTATTTAACATTTAAGTATGCGGATGATAAATTAATTGATTTAGAGGATGAGATTATAAGTATAACTGCAAAAGACTTTACTATCGGTTATTCTCATGTATTAAATGCTATTGTAGGATTCTATGATTTTACTCCGGGAATATGGCATAATCATAATGATTTAGTATTAAGCGCTAATAACTCTAAGAACTATGTTTATTATGGTTCAGGTATGCCTACAACTACTTTTAATATAGGAGATGTTGTTAAAGTTGATAATGACGATTTTGAAAACGAACTTTGGGGAGAATACATTTGTATTAAACAAGTTACTATAGTTTCTTATCTTGATAATCTTACTTTAGAGCCTGCTTACCCAGCAAGTATTTATTGGGTTAAAATAAACGCAGAGAATGAGATTTACTTACAAACATTCAATACTGATTATTGTAAGTTTTATGGTAAAGTTTATGACCACGAAGTAGAGGTTATTGTTAATCCAAAAGCAGACCAAGCATTCTCTGTATTAAGAATACAACAAAAGTCTAACGATAATAATTATACTTCTGTTTACTTCTCTACAGACGACCAATCTGCTCAAGATACCAATATACCTAGTAATAGTAAAACTTATAGATATATAGATAAGAGTTATTATAGTTCTGCTCCATTACCAAGAACAGGCGGTAGATTGACAGACCACTACGTTAAGATTAAATTTGTATTAAAGAATTATTTAACTAATCCTACTATAGCTAAGAATAAAAATAAGATATTCCAATTCTTAAAAACTTGGTTTATATCTAGGGATTAAAAATAATTTAAAAAAAATATGACAAATTTGTAACCTTTCATAGTTTCTTTCGTTTAACAAGTATAAACCCTTTAAAACTTAGAAATTATGAAAGCAATTACATCAACAATCTTATTAGCAACTTTAACTGTTAGCTCATTATCTTCTCAAATTAAAAGAACATCTTACTACAACGAAACATTAAAAAGAGATGTTGTAGCTAGATATAACGAAGATGCTTTAGTGTTTGATTCTCCATTATTATCTGATGAGAAGATATTTGTAAATGCAAAATCAGATAGTTTAGACAAAGGATTTATCAACTTCTTTATTTATATTTATTTTCCAAAAAACATCAACCCTGAAGGATTTAATATCGTTTTAGGATACACGGATGGAACTACTGATATTTTTCAACAAGTTAGATTTGATGAAGAAGATAACTATACTGAATACAAAGCTGTAGATAACATTAATAATATCTCATCTAAAAAAGTGCAATACATTACACTTAGAGGTGTTAAAAAGTTTAATATTTCTGATAAAACATATTTTGTGGACTTCTTTAAACATTTATAGTTATTTGTTTTTTTACTACATTTGTTATACTAAAAAAATGTAGTTATGCTAGACGATAAAGATAAAAATCCTAAAAAAGCTTCTGATACAGGTACTAAAGATAAAAATCCTAGAACTGTTTCCGAAACAGATACCTTAAGAAAAAGAGCGAAAATTGTTAAAGAAGCTCCAACAGGACCTGAATGGGAAAAAATCACTTCTGATGGCGAAGAAATTTATGTAAAGAGAGCAAAAGGCTCAGAGCCTGATTCTACAAGTAGAAGAATAGAAAAAAAACCTGTTGATATTAATAAGGTTAAAACTAAATATGTAGGCGCTCCTCCAAAAGATAAGCCTAAAAAAGATATAGAGAAAAGAAAAACTCCACCTACAAAGATGGATGAAGATGAGGTTGTTAGAGTTGTTAAAGATGAGGAAGAACCTAACATTCCTACTCCCCCTACGCCAACTGAACCAACGCCTACGCCTCCGCCTGCATCTAAACCCACTCCTAAACAAACAGGTTTATACGGAAGTATTAGCACTTACGAAAAAATAGACCCTGCTGCTCAATGGGGAGCTGATTATGGAATAACAACATTTACATTTCCTGATGCAGAGGGAAGATATACTAATACTTCAAGAACTGTAAATATTGATAAAGAGGGAAATGAAATAGCTTATGATTTAGCTAATCCTTTAAATAGTTTTAAAGACGGAAAGTTTACCCCAACTCTTACAGGTAGAACTATTGAAGATGTAAGAAACGAATGGTCTCTCGCGGGTATATCTAAGCCAACGGATTATAGCGGAAATAAAGCTAACCCTGATTATAAAGGAAGTTTAATGATGCCGGGAACTAAAGCTACGAGAATAGTTGGTGGCGGCGGTGGAGAGTTTAATCAAAGAAATACAGCAAATACTCCAAGCGCTTTAAAAGGAGCTCCTACGGGATACATTGAACAGAAGTATGATTCAGAAGGTAAGCCTATTTTTACTCCTAATCAAGGAGTTCAATTTAATGAAGAAAACGTAGCCCCTTTAAGAGAAGGGGAAATGGAAGTTGGTAAAATGTACGATATTCCTAATACAACCACTACAATAGTACCAGAACAAAACAGAGCTAAAGGAGGCAAGATTATGGCTCCTAAAGTAATGAAGAAGTATGCTCAAGCAGGAGTTGTTCAAGTGCCGGGAAGTCAAAATCAAAATGACACGGGTAACGTACCTCTTACTAAAGAGGAAATAGACGCTAAAAAGAAAAAAAATGATGCGTTGATGTCTCAATTAGGTTCTGCTGCAATGACTATTGGTAATCAATTAAACCAACAACCTATTGATTACTCTTTATCTGAAAAACAAAGACAAAATGCTGATTTAGCTAATGTAGCTGCCGACCAAGCTCTTTCTGCTACAGTTCCTTATTATGGACTTGTTACAGGCACTTGGGATATTGCGAACTCTATGACGGCTAAGGATAAATATGGTGAAGCTAAGCCCGGAATAAATGCTGCAATTAGCGAAATGACAACTAATCCTATTGAAGGTGCTATTAAAGAAGCGTCAAAAGGAAATGTTTTAGGAGCGCTAAGAGAGTCTAGTGGATGGGGTAAGATAGGAAGAGCTGGTATGCAAGTTATTGGCAAAGGAGAAGAAACTAAAGGATTTTTTGGAGGTGTTAATAAAGCTTTAGGTACTACGGACAGAAAGATAGCAGGAGAGAAATACATGGCGGAACAATTAGCTGAAGCTACGGCTAAAGATGCTGCTTATAAACAAAGTCAAGCTGTAGCTAATAGAAATGCAGATATTTTAGAAGGAGCTAAGGTTCAAGGATTATATGATTTATCTAGCCCTGAATATGATGAGAATAGACAATTAATACTAAAGCCAGGATATGCTAAAGGTGGTGTTATAGGCGCTGCCAAAATGAGATATGCTAAGGGTGGTACAATAGTAGGTAAAGGTGGTCCAAAAGACGATGCTATATTTACTAAAGCTAACGAAAAAGGTATTGCTCCGGGTAGCTTTATAGTTCCTGCTGAAAATAACGAAAAAGCAAAAGGAATAAGAGCTGCTTTATTTGGAGGTAAGAATAAGAAAGCTGAATTTAAAAAAGGTGGAGAAACAGAGTCTAATGTTGCGGTAAGTAACGGAGAACATTTGTTTACGCCTAAAGAAAGAAAAAAGATTATTAACTACTTAGGAGAAGAAATCTTAGAAGAACTAGCTCCTAATGCAGAAGAAAATAGTGAAGAAATGAATATGGGTGGTATGTTAGGAACTATGACTGACAAAACAAACATGAGAGAATATGTAGAAGGTGGTTTAATGAAGCGTGCAGATGGCTCTTATTCTAAAAGAGGATTATGGGATAACATTAGAGATGCTGCGGGTAGTGGTAAAAAGCCAACTGCGGAAATGTTAAAACAAGAAAAAAAGATTAAAGCTGAATATTACAACGGAGGTATTATACCTGAAAATGTTGCTACTCAAAAAAGAACAGAGCAAATTCAAGATAGTTATGCAGGAGGTGGATATGTAGTTGAAGCGTCTAGTGATAGAGAAGGTAAAACTCACAAGGTAACAGGCCCTGATGGTACTGAAAAATACTTTGGAGATTCTAACTTAGGACAACATCCTAAAGACCCTGAAAGAAAAAAAGCTTTCTACGCAAGACATAAAGAAAACTTAGATAACAATCCTTTCTTCAGAGCTTACGCAAGAGAAACTTGGGCGGAAGGTGGAACTACAGGAGATGGTTTAAGTAAATCTAAAGCTAAGATTATGCTACACGAAGGTATGGCTCATGGTAAACCTATTACAGAACAACAACGTAAATACTTTGGTTGGGTAGCAGGTGGAAGCAAAGAATCTAAAATGGATAGTGGTAAGATTATGGCTCCTAAAATGAAAGGATATGCAGCGGGTGGAGATGTAGAAGGAACAGGTGACGGAACTACTCCAAGCGGTCTTAAAATAGCTGCAAGGAAAAATTCTACAGGTGTTGCTGAGTTTGACAAAGAAATAGATAATATTTCTAAAAAAGTTTACACGAGCGCTGCTCAACTAGAGGCTGATGCTAAGAAATTAGAAGCTATACAAGATAAATATAATGCTATTTACGGAAAGAATAGTTTAGAAATATCTAATGCTAGACAAGGTTTATTTAAAATTAAACCAGAAGTAGAAAAGAAATACGCGTCTATAAAAACAAGTATGGAAAATTCAGATGTTGTAAAACAAGGAGTTTTAGCATTAAAATCAATAGGAGCTTCTGAAAAAGATATTAATGATTATAAAAAAGAAATAACTGATAAAAAAATAAATGTTGGTTATGGGGCCGGAAGTACTACTTACGGAGATATAACAGATAAATATCTTAAAAGTGTAGGAACAAGAGAATCTAAAAAGTCGGCTGTAGAATCTAAAAAAACGGATATAGAGTTATTGAAAAATGATGCTAGTAAATTTTATGGAGAAAAGTATAGCGAATCTAAATCTAAACTAGATGACATTAATAAAAATCCTCAAAATTATACAGTAGACCAAATAAGTGAAGTTAAAAAAAACTATGAACTTTATACAAGAAAATTGAATGATGTTGTCGGAGCTATAAATGAAGGTGGATTAAAGTTAGTTAGAGAAAGAGATTTATATAAAGACTTAGCTAAAAAAGAAGGTGTTTCTGTTAAAGGTGATAGTAAATTAGAGCCAACAGTTTATGCTGCAAAAACAACAGAGGCTGAAGTTGCCAAAACTACACCTGTAGAGACTTCATCTCAATCTAATAAAACTTACGAAGAATTAATTACCCCTCCTTTAACTTGGAAAGGTTCTAAAGAGGCGTGGAAGGCTGCTGCTGATAAATCAATTAAAGAAGGTAAGACTGTTCCTAAAGATGGTGTGTCGGCAGTTACTACTACGGCATCCGTTAAAGCTCCTTCCGTTAAAAAAGTTGCAACATCAAAAGTTGCTACATTGCCAACGGCTACTAGCGAATCAGGAAGCGCTTATGATACAAGAATGGAAAGAGAGGCTAGGGACGCTGCTTTATTATCTAAACCCACAACTGCTACAACACCTTTAGCAGAAGCAATAACAGAATCGGAAAGCGCTCGTGATGCAAGAATGGCAAGAGAAGCTAAAGACGCTGCTTTGTTAGAAACATCTCCTAAAGCTCCAAAAAAAGGATTAATGGATTATGTAAGTAGAATTGACCCAGGAGCTGCTTTCTCTGCTTACCAAATAGGTCAAGGAAGTAAGTTATTGAAAAGCGGACAAAGACCTGAAGATGTTTCTAAAATAGACCCTGCTTATAATGCTGCTGTAGAGAGAGCTCAAAGAGATGCCACTTTCGGTTACACTCCTGAGCAAGCTGCTATGTTAGACCAAAAAGCAATTAACGCTCTTAACGATGCTAGATTCTCAGGTAGAAACTTAGCGGGTGGAAGCGCAGGAACCGCTTTCCAACAAGAGCGTCAAGCCATTAATCAAGGTTGGTCTAACGCTTTACAATTAAAATCTGCTGACCAACAATTAAGAATGCAGAAACAACAGTATGCAGACCAAGCGGTTAAAGAAAGAGCTGACTTCTTAGATATGCAACGTAGAAGGGCATTTGGTGATGCTATGAATACTTACAATGTTAATCAAGAAAGTGGTTCTGCGTTAGTGGGAGCAGGTGTTAGAAACGCTATTGGAGCATTTAGATACCAAAAAGAATTAGACGCTCAAGAGAGAGCTGCTAAGATAGCTGGAACGCCAATAACAACAGGATAAATTAAATACAACAAAAGTTCAAGAAAGGAAATGTAAAAAGTTTCCTTTTTTGCATTATATTAATATTAAAAATTAGTATCTTTAAACAAAAATTACTCATGGCAATACAAGCAGGTTTAGCTCGCGGTTTAGCACAAGACCTTCAATACGACCAACGTATTCAAGACTTACGATACCAAAAACAAGAAATGGATAGAGCGCAAGCTATGAATGCTGCGAAAGTTAAGATGTTCGTAGATGATACGGACTATATGAATGCTGTTAATCAGTTTGATAATCCTCGTATAAAGCAGTATAGTGAAGATGTAATAAAGGGATTAGGTAAATACATTAATGAGAATCCTGATTACATGTACGACTCTCAGAAGATGATGGAAGTAAAAAGGATGAAAAGACAATTAAAAGACAATCCTTATTTACATCAAGGCATGGCTTCTGATGACGCTATTAAGAAATTACATGCAGATATGGCTGAGGTTGCTAAAAATCCTGATATGCACAATAAAGGCGCTTACGAGAAATTAGCTCAACAAGAACAAAACTATTATAAGTTTGGTAATCAAGATGGAGAAGATGCTGCAAGACAAATTGGAGCTAAAGCATTTGTGTATAATAAGCCTAGAGATTTTAGAGATTTGAATGCGGACTTTGTAGACATAGGAAATAAATTTAAAGATGTTAAACAGACTGCTATGGCAGGTAAAGGAAGAAATGCTTTCTCTGAATACGCTAACCCTGAAACATTAAAAATAGTTGCTAATCAATACTATTCTCAAAACCCTGAACAGATAGCTCAAGAGGCTGCTAAGGCAGGAATGGACCCTGTAGAATATGTAATGAAAGGAATAGATGCTCATATACCTAAAAAAGTTGATTATGGAGATTATGGATTAATAGATGCTATGACTATGAGAAATTTAGCCAAAAGGGATGCCGAAGCTAGCGCTAAGCCTGAAACTAGTTCTACTTGGGATTATGAAATAAGAGGTAAAGAGGAAGGAAAAGATAGTGGAGAAAAGTTTGACAGAATATTTGGCATTCCTAAAAATGTTACTATAAGAGATAATAAGGGTAATCCTTACGATTTAACAGGAATAGAGTTTAAGCATACGGGAAGCCATAAAGTGTTTGAAGAAACCGTAATGGGTAAAGATGGAAAACCTAAAAAAGTAAAAGTTAAAAAAGCTTTAGTATTTGCTGATTTACCTACAGACCAATCTGATGAAATTGGAATTACAAAAAATCCTATGTTTTTCGGAGATTCGGAAATAAGCTCAAGCTTTGTTGGAAATTCGGCAATATCATTAGTAGACAGAGTTAATAAAGACGGGAAATCAATTAAGGCTGCTCAAATTAAAACATGGGTTCCTATTGATGTAGACAACCAATCACAAAGAGGTGAGTATGATAAAATAGGATTAGCTAGTAAATACCAAGAAGGAGTAGACCAAGGTGTACAGGTTGGATATGATAAGGAAGGAAACTTATGGAATCTTGAAACGGAAGAACTTATACAGAAAAAACAATAATATGTCAGATACTCCTAAATTCAACCCAAACAACATAGTTAAAAGAGCTTATTTGAAAGATATTAATTCTTCAAATTTATCAGAGCAATCAACAGATGGAGAAACTCCTAAATATGATGCTTCTAAGATTGTAAAAAAAGGGTATGCTCCTAAAGAGGATTTCCAAGAGGAAGGATTTTCTCCTGATAAGTATATTTCTGATACGGGTGGAGATAATATAGAAACTACTTTAGATTTCATTCAAAAGAACTCTAGGAGAATAATGAGGGATGATGAAAAAGATATTCTTAGGGATATGTTTAAAAACCCTAACGCTACTAAAGAAGATATATCTGATGCTATTGTAACCCTACAAGGTAAAAAAGCAAAGCAACAAGAGAATACTATAACCATGCCTGATTATTACATGGATATAAATGAAAAAGGTGTTTATAAACCAATAGCTTTAACCCAAGGAGAAAGGGCTCCTAAAGGAAAAGAAATGGTTAGTATTTGGGGAACTCAAAAATCGGCTAATGATGATGCTTGGTATACAGATGTAGCTAAAACCGCTTTTAATATCATTCCCGGAGTAGTTGGAGGCGTTGTAGACGTTCTTCAATTAGGAACAGAACTTGTTACAGGGGAAGAATCCGATTGGCTAAGACAAGCTCAAATAGGACAAGAAGCGTTAAAATTTAAAAAAGATGCAGATATAGAGAAGTCTATATATAATACTGAAGATATAAACAAGTTTACAGATTTATTTGACCCTAGTAGGGTTAATTTAAGCCCTGAGGTTATTTGGGGAACAGCTTTATCTGCCGCAGGATTTATGGGTGAAATGTTAGTGCCCGCTTCCATAATAGCTAAAGGAGCAAAGGGATATAAAGCACTTAAGGCGGGTTCAGTATTAATAGAAGAAGCGGGCGGGATAAGCAAGATAGCTCAAAAGGCATCTGTATTCGCAGGCTCTTTTATGACTCAAATAGGAGACGTAATGGATAGTTCTTCTGAAGCAGGATTAGAAGGTAGAGTAAAAGCTTTATACGATTTAACAATAGGTTCCGCTTTAGCTTTAGTGGATGCTAAGTATGATGTTGCGGGAAAGATATTAACAAATAAGTTAGCTCAAGACGCTAAAAAAGAAATACTTTCTGAGGTTGGAAAAAAGTTAGTTAAAGATAAGCTTGGAAACGTAACCAAAGAATCTTTAAACGAAGCTACTAAAGAAGCTATGACGGCATATACACCTATAGTTAGTGGTTTTGCTAAGAATTATGGAAAAGATGTTTTAGATGAAGTTAAAGACGAAGTTTTACAATCTTTTATAGAAAAAGCAGGTCAAAATGTTTACGATAAATTATCTCCTCAAGAGAAAGCTAATTTTGGTACAGATGCCTTTAGCGCAAAATCTTTTGGGGAGTATATCAATAGTGCCGCATCAGGATTAGTTGGCGCAGGAGCTCCATCTTTAATGTCTGCTAAAGGTAAACAACAAGTTGATTATAAAGCTCAATCTAATAGTGCTTATAATACTGTAATACAAGGAGAAGAAGCTGTAAAAGCTTTTAAAACTAATATTACTAACGCTTTCCAATCAGGTCAAATAAACAAAGAAGATTACGATAATGCTATACTTAAAGTAGATACTTACGATAGTTACGAAAAAACTACTAAGGACTTAACTTTAGATAACGATAATAAAAAGAAACTATTTGAACTTTCTTTACAAAAAGAAAACTTAAAGGCAGCTATAAAAGATGCTGAATCTAAAGATACGGAAGGTCATTCTCGTTTAGATGAAATGAATCCGACGCAATTAGGATTACACAACTCTAAAATGAAACAAGCTAAGGCTTTACAAGATGAGATTGATTTAATTGTTTCTAAATCAGAAGTGTTACAACAGCCTGAAGTTGCGGAAAAAGTAGTAGAGAAAGTAGTTAAAGCAGAAGAAAAAGCAACAGAAGGAACAAAGGTAAAAGAAGGTGTTAGTTCTGAGATTGGAGCTATATTAGGTAGACAATACAAAGTTAAAACTCCCGTTGGCGGAGAGGTTGCTGTTCCGGGTAAAGCGGCTTATGAAGTACCTAAAAAGGTATTGGAAGAAACAAGAAAGATGAAGGATATTCCCGTTGAAGAATTTAATGACCCTAATTTTGATGTAACGGTTAAGCAAGCTAAACTTGCAGAAGCTTTAGATGAAACTCCCGAAAAGACAACTACAGGTACATTACAAATAGATAATGAGTTTACTGATGACAAAGGTCGTCAAGTTCAAACATTTAACATAACGCTACCTAATGGAAAGGCTGCTCGTTTTGCATCTTCTATGGTAAGATTTCCAGAAGAAAATGCTGCGGGTGGATTTAGAGGTAATACATACGAAGAAAACCTAACTAATAAAGAAAATCCTGTTGGTCAGAAATTAGGAATTACTGTTAGAACTTTAAAAGATTCGGGTAGAAAAGTAATATTTGTTTGGAATGCAGAACAAGGCTCTAAGTTTGGTAAGCATATAGGAATGGTTAAAGAGAGATTAAGAGGTAAATCCGAATATGGCGCGGCTGATTTAGATGAGATGGCGGATTTAAGGATGATTAATATGGGGCAAAACCCTAATGCTCCTGCTCCTGGTATTTTTACTCCTAAAGAACCAACAAAAGGTGGACCCAAAGTATCTATACCCTTTACTATAACTACAGATATGAGAAGGCAACTAGCTGATTTAGGATATAAAAAAGCAGATGTTCAATCCATGAAGCCAGAGGAGGCTAATGATATAATTAATACTCAAAGAACTAAATCTAAAACTAAAAAACAGCCATTAGAAGAAGTAGAGGTTAAAGATAAAAAAGCTGCTGCTAAAGTAGAAAAAAAGATTGCAGATTTAAGAGCGCAAGAACAAGAGGAATTAAAAAAAGAAATACCTAACATAGATAAATATAAGGTAGATGGTAAGGTAGATGAGAGTTTAATTAAAGATGCTGAAGATTTAAAAAAGTATAAAGAGATTTACGATAAATACGATAAAAAAATAAGTCCTTTATTGGAAAAAGATTCTGCTGAAGAAAAAGGTAAGGTAAAAGTTAAAAAAGCTCCTAAAGAATTATCCGTAGAGAAAAAAGAATCAATAGCTAAAAGACAAGCTCTTATGGATTCTATATTAGGTGTTAGTAAATTAGTTGCTGCCTATAACGGATTAACTAAAGCTCAAAAAAAGTCTAAAATTGGAATTGATTTATATAAAAAAATTCAAGATAGAGTTAAAGAAATAAATTACACTACTAAAATAAGCAGAGGCGGTACTTTGCAATTAGTAGGAGAGAAAGGTAAGCGAGTTTATAAAACTCCAGTTAGACGTTCTGAGGACCAAAAAGCTATGGAGAAAGAGAAGAAACAAGCTTTAGGCGCAGAACCTACTTCTATCGCTCACTCTATTATATTAGATATTGCTACTGGAGCTCAGTTCGATGTAGATAGTTTAAAGAAATATTTTTCTGAAGTTATATTGAAAGAAATGCCGTCTCTTTTAAAGAATAGTAAAGGTAAAGGGATAAGCTTAGAGTTTTATAAACAGCGTTATGATGAATCTTTAGGATTAAAAGAACCCTCTAATTTAGATGAGGACTCTGTTGCTCAAGAGGCTGCGGATGTTTTAAGTAATTATTTCATAAAAGACTTTAGACAAGCGGCTACGGAAGATGCTATGGATATTGATTTTAAGACTAGAAACCAAAATATGTCTAGAAGTCAAGTTGAGGACCTTAATGAGATGCAAAAAGAGCAAGAAATAGAACAAAAAGAATTAGAAGATATTTTAGCTCAAGAAGATTTAATCAAGGAAGAATATCGTAGACAAGCAGAGGAAGGCGGGTACTATCAAAAAGCAAAAGTTAAGCCTGCTACTCTTAATAAATTTGAGGAATCTGTTGATTTATTCTACCAAACTAAAGATGCAGATGGAGCTAGTAAAAAGAGAGGATTAGCCGCTAAAAGAAGGGAATTTTTAGAAAAAAACCCTACAATTAAGTATATTGACGATAATATGAAGTATATTTACAAGCAGTTAGAAGAACAAAATATCATAGAGAGAAAAGGAGAATGTCCATAAAAATAAACTTATAAATAAATAAAAATGAGAAAACCAGAAAAATTATCTAAAGAGGTTGTAGACCTTCTTTTATTAAGAATTAAAGATGAATACACTGCATTTTATATGTATCGTGCTGCTTCTAATTGGTGTCAAGAAGTGGGCTTTTTTAAAGCTGCTGCATTCTTTGCTGCCGAAAGTACAGATGAGTTAGAACACGCAAAAGGTATTGAGAAATACATTACAGATTGGAATGTTATCCCTGAATTACCGGCAGTAGATAAACCTGAATCAAAGTTTAATAGCGTAGCTGATTTAGTTGAGAAGGCTTATAATTTAGAATATGAATTATACGAGAACTACGAAGAAACTAGTGCTAAGGTATTTAAAATGGGAGAGCTTTGTACATTTGATTTTTTACAAACTTATAGAAACATACAAAACAAATCTGTTGCTGAATATAGCGACAAGCTTAATGTACTAGAAGGAGTTAATCTTGATAGTAAATTTGAAATGTTAATGATTGAATCTAATCTTTTTGGATAATAAAATATGGCAAGTCCTTGCATAATAAATTTTAATGGTAAAGATTACGATTACCAAACCTTTGCATCCATGTTACACGATGGTATGCTTAAAGATTTAATTAATAGAGATGTAATAGATAACTCTGACTTTGTTGGGTCTATGGAGGTTTTTGAACCTGAAGTAGATAAGGAAGAAAAAATAAAGAAGATTAGAGATGTTATAGCAGCCGCTTTACCGAAAATAGACGTTATTACAGATAATACTTTAACGGGTATAGCGGGTAAAGTAGATAAACAAGGAAGAATAGTTATTAATCCAAATTATGCAGGATTTGATACTCCTATACACGAAGCAGGCCATATATTAATTGATGCTATTGGATACAACAATAAAGTTATTCAACAAGCGGTAAAACAATTAAGGGGCACTCCTTTATACAAAGAAACTAAAGAACGCTATAAGGAATTATCTGAAGAAGAATTAGATAAAGAAGTTTTAGCAGAAGCTATAGGTAGAGAAGGTGCTGATGTTTTTGATACAGAGGTTGAGAAATCTAAGTTCAAAAAGTATTTAGATTATATATTTGATTGGTTAAAGACTAAGTTAGGTATGAATAAGAATATCGCAAAGTCTTTAGCTAAACAAGTTATAGGAGGTATTGGAACTAAAGGGATTAAACAAGTCGCTACAGGAAAAGACACTTTACAAAAAGAAAAAGAAGAAGAAGATAAGCCTAAGAAACCTAAGAAGCCTAAGAAACCACAAGTATTAGGAATGGATTTGTATAGAAAAGTTGTATTAAAAAGAGAAGTAGACCAAGAAGAAAAAGATTTAGCAAAAATAGAAGAATTATTAGAGAGAGAAGATTTAGACGCGGGCACTATAGATGCTTTAAAACAAACTAAAAAGAATATAGAATACGTTAGAAAATTAGATTCTAAAAAATATAGAAGTTATAGAGCAAGCGATAAAAGAATTAGTGACATAAGGGCTTCTGAGAATTTAAACGATTATAATGAAGATGAGTTAATACAAATACTTAACGACATTGAAGGATTAGATAATGATGCTAAAGCAGCTTTTGGCAATGAGGTTAAAGTTAAAATAGCTTTATACTTAGATAGAAAAGGTAAAGATAGGTTATCGGCTGAACACAAAGATTACATAGAAGAAGTTGCTAATAAAAAAGATATTAGCTCATTATCTATTAAGATGATGGTTTTATCTCAAGCGGACCAAAATCAACCTGCGCTACAAGAGTTGAGTAAAGTTTATGACGAATCTTATTTAGATAAAGTTATAGAGACGAATGATAAGCAATCTGAAAATGAGCAGTTGGCTAGAGAGGTAATAAAAGAAAAGAATAAACAATTAGGTATAGTAGAAAGAGTAAGAGGCGCTTTATTCGCTAACGATAATGCTAAGTATTTTGAGTACATGGTTAACCCTAAAGCTATTGAATTAGAAACAGGAAGATACTTGCCGGGATATTGGACTATGGAGCAAGGTAGGGCTAAAGGTTTCTCTAAAGCTCAATTAAACTACCTACAATTTCATAGGAATTTAATAGAAGAAAGAAATAAACAGATATTAGGAGATAGGTATTTTGAAACTGCTAGTCCTGATATGGAGATTATTCAAACAGATAAAGGATTTCAAGAAGCTTATAAATCTGAAGGTTTAGTAAATGCTTTTTCTTATTACTTAGGTGGTGGTAAAAACAATTTAAGTAGAGTAAGAATAGAATATACTGACCCTGTTACTAAAAAAGAAAGTATAGATTACTTTGCAAATATAGAAAAGAAGATTGCTAATTACGGAAAAAAAGGATTATTAGAGAAAGGAAAAGCTTTAGCTCTAGTCTTAAGATACAACTTTAAAGCAAGGAGACAATTAAAGTCTGGAATGAATGCAGATGAAAAAGTTAATCCATTAGAAGTAAAAGGTTCAGGAGAATACTCTATGAATGGACAAGGGCAATTGGTTAGTAAGTTTGATAAGCCTCGTTCTTCGGGTAGAGGATATTCAACAGACTTCTATCGTGCCGCTAATGAGTTTATTGCAGAGACTGCTCATGTTAAAAATATGAGTAAAGTATTAACAATATCTAGAGCTGTTCAACATTTAGCTAAAGATGGATATATACAAGCGGGTATAATGCAGAAACCTAACGTAGCAGAGTATTTAGAATTATGGATGAATATGCACTTATTTAAACAATCTAAAGAAAATGACCCTTTATTAGATGCCTCTTTAAGGAAATTAAGAGCTTTAACAAGCATGACTACAATGTTGTTTAATGTTCCTGCACAAGGCATAAACCTTTTTATGGGTAATTATAACAATTGGAGGTCTGAGAATACGGAAACTTTAAGGAAGGGTAATGCTCGTTTATTTGGAGGTAAAAGAGAATTTAATAAAAAAGGTGGATACGGCGCTATTAATAAATACGCTATGGACATTGTAAGAAAATATAATATTGCTAGTATAGACACTGAGTCAAATCCAAGATTAGAGATAGGTTCTTTATTTGAGAAAATAGGTAGCTTAGGAACAAGATGGGGAGAGGTTCAAATTCAATCTTCTTTAGCTTTAGGTTTGATGTCGGAAGCTGATTATAATAGTTTTGAATATGTTACTAAGCCTAATGGAGTTAAAGTGTTGGAAGTAAAAAAGAAAGATAGTAATGGAAAGCCAATAGATGAACAGGCATTAAAACAAAGAATCATATCTCACTCTAATCGTGTTAGTGATATTCAGGGTAAATACGGAGAGAAAGACCGTAGAAATATAATGAATGGAGAGATAGGTAAAAATGTGTTCCAATTTAAAGTATGGATACCAGATTGGTGGAAAGAGCGTTATGGACGAGAGTATATAGATAGGAATAACGTAGTTCGTCAAGGTAGTTGGACTATTGCATCATCTAAAGGAATTAAAGCTCTTAAAAAGCAAATTAAAGATAAAGGAGTGTATAAAGGATTGTTTGACGGAAAGACTCCTGAATCAAAAGCGTTTTTATCTAACCTTAAAGGAGTTATGGTAACAGCTTTATTCTTAACTCTTAAATATTCAGATGATGAAGATGAGCGTAAAAGAAAAGCGGCGTCTTTAGCAGATAGAATGGTAGGTAATATGTTATTTATATTTGACCCTGACCAATTAAAATACACTATAACTAGCCCTGCTGCATCTTTAGGAACGGCAGGTAAGTTAATAGACGCTACAGGAAAGTTATTAAAGTTTGATGCAGAAGAAGCTGAAAAAGCGGGTAAAGAACTTGTAAGTATAGCTCCGGGTAAAAAACTTTATAATTACTATGATGAATTATCAGAGGAATAGAAAAATATCGTAAATTTGATTAAAATAAAATAAAGAAATGGCATTAACAAGATTAGATTTATCGGCACAAATTTGTGTAGAAGATGGTTGTAGCAAATTATTGTTTACGGATACTACAGGAAGTGTAGACGCTGTTTGTGCTGCTGATGTAAATGAGTTTGGTTATGGCTTAGTTGATGGTATAGAATCTGCGGATGTTACAAGTGCTGTAATTAATGTCTATTACCCTTTAATGACGTCTCCTGTTAAGTTTACGTTTGTAATAGCGTCTAATGTTATTACAGATGCTACGATAACTGATTTGAATAATGTAACCACTAATATATTATCTTTACTTACATCTACTGTATTTCCATTTGTTAATTTTGATATATCGGCAGACTATGGAGTTGTTATTCCTGAGGTTACAGACGGATTATATACTTGGAACTATGTTATTGCGGGAGATACTCCTGAGCCTTTTACTTATACTACATCGGGAGGATTTACATCTGATTGTACTGTAGATTGTTGTATAGAGAAGTCTTATTTAGATATGGATTCTAATTGTGGTTGTTTTGACGATAAGGTTAAGACTATTATACGCTCAGAAGTATTCTTATGGGCTTCTAGGTATGCTATTAATGTAGGTCAAGATAGTAAGGCGGATGAGTTTTTAACTAAGGCTAAAGAGAATTGTGAAACTAATTGTAAGGATTGTTAAATAATAAATATTAAGATATGTGTAATTGTAAAGGAAGTTGTGGTTGTAATATAACCCAAATAACAAAAGGAGAAAAAGGAGATAATGGAACTAATGGAGTTGCCGGAGCTAACGCTTTTAAATTCGTAAAAGAATTTGATTACGATGGAACTACTCCTATATCAATACCTTATGTTCAGATAACATCTTGCAACCCTATACCTGAAGGTTGTTATGCTGACGGAACTTTTTATGATGATACTGTTGATTACCATGCTCAATTATTTCAATTTATACCTGCTAAAGAAGCTACTCCTCCTCAATGGAAACTTATATCTAGCTCTGTTTTTACTTATGAAATTGATACAATAACTGGAAATGTTTTAATAAGATTTCCTGTTGAAGTTGTTGCTACAACTTATAGATTAGTTATTTTAGCTTAAAATAAAATGGAAATACAAACTAACCACACATTAAGACTTTTAAACGCAAAATGCGAATACGTTTGTATTGTAGATAACTTATCTAAGAAATTAGATTATGGAGATGATATTGAATGTTGTTTAAACAAGCTATATTTAGCATCTAAACTGATTAATAGATTAGAGTGTTATTGCTTTACGGATATAGCAATTCCTGAAAATATTTGTTATAATTGCATAGAGCAATCTGACCTTAGAGAGATGTATGCTGTATTAGACAATCTATTATCTTAAATATAAAACTACTTTAAACTAAAAAGAGACTATATAAGCCTCTTTTTTTTATTTAATTAAGTCTTTTAAACAAAATACTATTCCTTCACACCACCTCCTACTATCCTTGTTTATAATGAACTTGTAATGTGGTATTATGGTTAAGAATTTCCAAACACACAATCCTCTATCTTCCCAAAATACATTTATTTTAATTCTTCCTTCTTTTGGTTTTGTAAATATACCTTCTTCAGTTACATATACATCTCCTCCTCTAAATAAATCTATCTCATCGTGGAAAGCTCCGTCAAATTGAATAGTATCATCTCCTATTGCTGAAACTATAACAAGGCTATTATCTCTTGCCATCTTCATAACGTACTTTGTAAAACTGTCCTCGTAATTATGACCGTTTATAAGTTTAGCTAATTCTTCATAGGTTGTAGTTTGCATAACTTATTTTTTACGAGGTGTTTTTTTAACGCTTTTCTTAACTATCTCCTCGTACTTATCGTTATCTTCTTGGTTCTTCTTAGCTACTCTTTTGAAGATTTGTTTTTGTTCTTCTTGTTTAGCTCGTCTTTTAATAACTTTCTCTGGCTCTGCCGCCATATTAACCTGAACATCATCCGCAAGTATCGCGTAAATATCTGTTTCATGCATAGTTAAATAAGGGTCTCCTGATATAATCAATTCTAGGTTAGCATGTACGTTATACATTACTTTTAATCCTACTCTAAGGTAAGGTACTACTTCGGGGCCAACGGCTATAATATACCCTACCGTGCCTTGAGATAGCTTAGAGGTAGATATAATAATACCGCCTTTAGATTTTCTTTCTCCGTTAATAGTTTCTTGAATGATTACAGACTTTCCTAATGGAATAGCATCAAACTTAATATTCTTTAAATCTGATGGAACAGATAGCGAGTTAATTCTTTTGATTAAATCTTCGTTAAACTTTTCTTGCATTGTTTTGTTTTTTAAGGGTTAAAATTAATTATTATTATTTATATATTCATTACTTTATTTGAAATTTGATTAGAATAGTTTAATTCTTGTTGTTTCTGCTGATGGTAGTTTATTAATTTAGTTCTTTGGACATCGGTTAAAAGCTTATAATCAATACTATTTATAAGCCCTATTATACCCGACAAATGAGGCTGCACATCAAATGGGTCAAATGGCAAATACTCTTTAATGGTGTTATTACTGTTGTAATCGTAATGGCTTACAAACATTAAAAGCTTGTTGTACATATCAATACTGATTGATTTACGATTAGTAAGATTGCTTGGTTGTATTAAACCTAAGAATCTAATACATTCTCTTTTCTTAATAATCGGAATCTTATTATATATTTCAATATAATCCGCCTTATTTATTTGTTTTGTTTCTTGTTTCATGTTTTATGTTTTTTATTTTTGTTGTGAATGATTTATCTTTAATTCCTGATAAGTAGTAGTAATAGTAATATTCTAATTCATCGCCCTCTAAGGACTTAACCTTGTTGTAAATCCTTTGATTAATAGGATGATAAAACCCTGGCGATTCTTCTATAAACTCTAGTATTTCTTGTACGATTGTTTTCATGTTAATAACTTATTGATGTTCCCTCTACTGTAAAGAAAACAGGTTTAAAATCTGATTTTTTAAAATTAATTATTCCTTCACTTTCCGCGACTATCCAATTAGGAGTTATACATTTATCTATAACCTTAAGAGATATGCCGTTATTAAGCCTTATAACATCTCCATAAAACATTCTTTCAAATGAATCTAAGTCAAATCTAACCTCAACCTTATATTCGTAAGCAGGTGTTATTTTAAACTTTTTACATATCCATAATTGAAATTTTGAATAACTAGTTCTGTTGCAACCTAAGATTTTAAAAGACTTTACTTTGTGTGTTTGTTTTTGCATATTGGGGTTATACTTAGATTGTGTCATAAAAGTTACATACTTATTGAATTATTTTTATAAATACCTATTTTGTTGTTATAAAAGTTCCTCCAAAATATTCTATCTTCCTCATTGAACGGTCTATCTAAGTTGATTATATCTTTCTTAAAAGCTCTTGCGAGGGCAGTCCATAGAATAAGGTCGTTTTTAGACCATTTAACCAACGGAAATTCTTTAGGCAACTCATACTCTACATACTCTTGATAGGCTTTACCATAAAGGGATATGAGCCCTTTGTTATAACCGATTATATTAGCGGAAAGTTCTACGTTACATCTATAACATTGTATGTGTAAATTATTAAGATTAAATTTAAGTGTTACGTTAGCTCCCCTGCTATGATAATGACCCGCTTGAGGCTTACCGCTATTGCCACAAGATACACACATACAGCCTTCGTCTATCAATCTACAGATGGCATTAACTTCCTTTTGTAACTCAGCCTCATAGTCTCCCATTGTTTTAAGCTTATCTTTCAATTCAGCTTTTTTTACCTTCCACTCATCCTTTTCTTTTCTCTCTACCGCTTTCTTATTATATTCTATAGCACATTTAGGACTACAAAGGAATTGTAATGGATTGTATTCAGGAGTAAACTTCTCTTTGCAGTTTTTACAAGCTTTAGGTTTAGCCATTGAATATTTGTTTAAGAAGTTTAAGACTATCAGACTCGTTGTACTTAGGTATGTTTATACCTATTTTATTGTTATCTATTACTATTTTTCCAACTATTAATTGTACTGGTAAACCATATCTTACACAAAGCCAAATTATTTGTTCTTCCGATAGAATACTTTTATTTGTTTTACCTGCGAAGTAGCGAGATAAACATCCTGCCGTTATCTTAAACTTTCTTTCAGAAGCATCCTGTATTACTTTAGCTCCTATATACCCTTGACCTTTATCGGAAGGATATACATCTTGGAGCCTTTTAAGAAGCGCTTGCTTTATTTTATTTGAGTCCTTTACTATTGACATAATTTACGAGTTACATTGTTCTATATAAGCATATACGTTAGATGCTACATGGTCAATCTCTTTTTCTAAATCCTTTTCTGATTTCTTATCGCTAAAGTAAACCATACCCTTATCTTCTCCTAGCTCGTTTTTAATTACTATTCTAGTTAATAAAGGAGATAAAGATGTAGTAATAAAAGATGAATCGTTAGACTCTCCTATAACTGTAAATTCTCCTGATTTTCCTGCTCTTTTTTCCATTTTATTATTTTTTTTAATTGCTATTTATTAATTATCATTTAACATATTGTCACTGGCGGAAAATAATCAAATATGCCCTTTGGCTGAGGATTAGACTCATAAGGATTAAAGACATTTGAAGGTTGTATTGTAACGCTAGGCGTTACTTTATTAAATACTAATTTAAGATGTTCTTTAATTATTTGAGTTTGTCTCTCATCAATAAATTTAGGGTCTGCCGTTTCTATAAATCCCTGTAACCAATAGGTAAATTGTTCTGCTGTCATTTTATTATTTTTTAATTGTTACTTCTTTATAATATTTTTCTACATATTGTTCTGCCGGCAATATAAGTATCTCGTTTTGCTCACACCACATTAGAACTTTCTCTACAAACTCAGCAGTTTCTTTTTTACTAAGTTCAGCTAAACTTCTAACATGGGTTCGCATCAAGGACATTTTACCAATAGTTACTTTATTTTGGTAGGATAAAAACTCTGGAGCAAACACTTCTTTATGTATTTGTTCTACTGTATTGAAATGACTAAACATCTCACAACTTAAACAAGTTCCTAATATTCCTCCGAAATAGTAAGAGAATTGATTTACAGACGGTCTGCGTATCTTCTCTTTAATCACTAATTCAAATTCTTTTCCGGCTAAAGATTCTCTCTGATTAGCCCACATATTAGGGTCGTAAAATAGTATATCTCCATTGGGTTTTACCCTCCCGAAATGACGGATAATTGGATTAGCCATAGTTTAGAAGGGCATGTCTAATTCATCAAAAGAGTTAGCTATCTCATCTTGTAAAGTATCACTTAATTGATAATCTGATTTAGGCGCAGTTGGTTTAGGATTTAAGCCATTATCTTGATTCTCATCCACAACATCAGTATATTCGGTTTGATTAGTTCCCGTTTTAGCGAAATAAGCAGTTAAATACTCTTGTAATTCAGTATCTAATTCAGATGCTACTTTATTTGAATCTTCAGAAATAGGCATTAATTCATATACTGGCTCAAAATATTTAGTTGCACCTTTCTTCATCGGATTAGCAGATTTAACTGTTACTCCAATCTCTGTAATTTTCTTTCCATCACAAAAATTAATGAATGGACCTAATGCAGAGCCTGTTAATTGTAAGTTAGCAATAACCAATCCTTTGCCTTGTTCTTTAATAGCTACATATACAGATTGAACATACTTTAATCCTTTAGGAGCTAACTTCTCTTTTACTTGCTCGTATAAGCCGGTCATAACAATACCATTCTTTGTTCTAACAGTAAGTTGTTCTTTCTTTGTGCTACGAACTTCATTAGAGTAATATCCTACTTTCTCTTGGTCGTTATAACCTTTACAAGTTGATAATACATCTAAAGGAATAAAGGTAAAGGGTAAGTCTATAAAGACGTTCTCTTTCTTTTCTTTATCATAATACTTAAATTTTCCTTCTGAACCTGACCACTCGATAAATTTCGTTGCAGGATTTGTTAACGTCTCCGTTGGGTTACTTCTACTCATGTTTTTTGTTTTTATTGGTTTATATTTATTTAATTTAATTTATTTTACAAATTTATATAACTTTTATTACATATACAACTTTTATTCAAAATAATAATTCTTTATCCGTGAATTTATTTTTATTAGTTGTCCATTTAATACTCCTCTTGACTTTTCTAATCGCTACAGCATCTTTCTTATTGCCGTGTGTATGTATTCTACCGAGCTTAGGGATGTTTAAATCTATTACACATACTTTAGATAGTTTAAGGTTTATATGTAGCATATAACAAGCTATAACCGTGTGTATTTGCTCCTTAGTAAACGAAGGATTCCTTTTTAATACTAAGTCTAATTTTTTAAACTCCATACTAATCTAATAAATCATCTACAACTAATCCGTACTTATCCATTAGGTCGAATATCTCATAAAAGACTTTATCTACATCGTTGGAATCTTCCAGTTTCTTTCTAAGATTGTGTCTTATTTCCCAAAGTACGATAGCCATATCTAAAGATGCGTTTACTCTTTTGTAAGACTTTTTATCTTCGTGGTTATCTAAATCAAATTCTATTATTGCTTTCATATATTTGTTTTAAAAAGTGTATTAAAATGCACTATATCGTTGTTTATTATTAAAATTAATTTAAAATAAGGTTAAAAGTGTGATATAATGCACTTTAAGCTGTTACTATTATATCCTTAAAGAATCTAACTCCGTTAATAGTTCCTTCTTTTAAGAACTCTTTATTGTCAGACATATACTCTTTTACTTTAGCTTCATCCACACATAACCACTCTCTAGGTATTTGAGATACATCCGCAACTTCAAATTTCCATTGGTGTCTTAATCTAGTAGTCTTGTTAGCTTCTGCCTCTAACTCTATCTGAACAGCATCTTCTTCTGTTTTAGCCAACATTAATTTTTTAGCTATTTCCTCTTGCTTTTTAAGCTCAAAGCTTTTAATCTGATTTTTAGCATGAACTAAAGCTAAATTTAAGCCACCTGTTAAGTTTTTAGCAGTAGAGTCTATTAATCTACCCTCGTCAATAGAAGGTTGTTTTAACTCAACTCTTTTAGCTTCTACAGCTTTAACTAATCCGTTTGCTTTAGATAAGTTCTGTTGAGCAATAGATAAGCTAGTTTCGCAAATAACTTTAATTTGTAGGCAGTTGTTAGCCACTGTGTCTAACTCTGATTTTAAAGCAGATAATCCTACTAAGGATGCTGCTAATTTTGGGTTTACTAATTGATTTTCCATATTGTTTATTGTTTGATTTATATACTTTAACGTAAATAAAAATAAAAGGTTACAAGTTTGTCATATTTTTTTTAAATTTCGTAAACATTTCCTTCGTTACCCATTTTATTAAGATGCCACTCCGCTATTTTAGTTTTAAATATATCTTCTAATTGTTTCTTTTTATTCTCCTCTGCAACCTTGTAGACCTTAATTCTAAAGTCGGTTTTACACTCTTTCCACAATTCTTTCTTTGTATCTATATCTATTTCTATTGGACCTATCTTATTTATCATATCGTAAATCTTAGCTCCTGCGATATAGTTTAATAAATATCCTTCTCCATTATGCTTAATAAACATAGTATAAAACTCTTTAAAAGATTCTTTTACAAGCAATTGTTCTATTTTAGAAAGCATCTTCTGTATTTGTTTCTCCTTTAGTATAATTTTCAAAAGCACTATATTTACCCATAAATCTTGCATATACAGCCTTTGTTTCTCCGTATCTATTCTTCGCTACATTAATCTCACAAAGTCCTCTTAAATCGGTTCCATCAGTATCTTTTGGGTCTTTCTCGTAATAATCAGGACGGTATAACAACCAAACTTGTACCGCATTAGCTTCAATAGCTCCAGAGTCTTTTAAATCAGACATTTTAGGACGTCTACCTTCTTTACTAGCTTCCCTAGATAATTGAGATAACTCTATTACACAAAGATTATATTTCTTATGAAGCTCTTGTAAACCTTTTACTCTTAATGACATTTGTCTTTCTTCCGAAATTCCTTTATATTCCTCGTAAGTATTATTCATTAATTGTAAGTAGTCTATCATTACAACTATTGTTTTACTCATAGGTATAGTTCTTCTCATTTTTCTAATCTTAGTTTCCATATACTGCCAAGTTATACCTGCCGTATCATCTATTACTAAGTTGCTCTTGAGTTTACTTCTAAGTCTTTGTATCTTTACAACATCATCATCCATTACATTGCCACTTCTTATTTGCCAAGAGTTAATGTTTAAGCAGTTAGCCCAAAGATTCTTCATTAATTGAGTTCCCGGCATTTCTAAAGAAAATACTACTAATGGAGCGTCTGATTCTACAGCTACATTCTTCATAATATTAACCATTAAACTAGACTTACCTGCACCGGGAGGAGCGCCAACAACAATAATCTCTTGCTTTAAACCACAAGTAATCTTATCTAACTCATCTAATCCTGTTCTGTAACCAATAATCTCCTTCTTGTTGTTCTGAGCATCTTCAAACTCTTTGTAGGTCTCATCAAACAAATCAGTAATACTTTTCTCTACGGATAGGTTATTCTTAATAGAATCTAAATCATTAAATATATCTTTCATTCTACCTACATTCTCATCTATATCTCCGTTGTGAGTAAATAATTGATTGTAAGAGGAGTGAATAGTAGGTTTTAGTAATCTTCGGGAGTACATATCAAATACAACCCCCATGTGTTCGGATATGTTTTGTTTTATCTTATAATCTACCGCGTGGAAGCTACTAAGGATTGTTTTAATATCTTCTTTAGCGTAACCAAGTTTGAATAATTTATCTCTAAGTAAGAATACATCTGTCTTAACCTTATTGCTATGGTTATCTTTTATAATCTTAAATAGAGTTCTGTTGGATGATTCTTGCCAAATATCTTCAAAAGCATAATTCTCGCAGGATGCAAACAAATCTGCATCTTCAGCATAAGAGGATAGTATAGCTAATTCTAAGTCTTTGTATTTCATATTAAAACGGGTAAATTATTTTTTCTTTTTTTTCTTTAATTGATTTCCAGTCTTTTTGTAATTTTTCTTTTACAGCTAAACGGATAAAATGATTTATATTTACTCCATAAGATTCTAAAATAGATAAACTATTCATTTGAGTTTCAGAAAATCTAATTGTCTTACTTTTAGTTAGTTGTTGTAATTTATTAGGCTTTGTAGTTGTTGTTTTTTGCTCCTTTTTTTTACTACCTCCAACTTGTAAATTCAATCCATTTATTATAGAATTATATTTACTAATATAAATTTTTTCATTTATAAATAAATATTCAAACTCACATTCTTCAATAATATCAAATTTATGGTTATCAACACCGTATTCAATAAATGAACTATATAAAAGTCTTTGTGATTTACATCTAAGATTTCTGTATACCTTCCATCTATATTCTATATCAGATGATTGACCAATATAAACTTTTCCAATTGGTGATGTTATTTTGTAAATTCCTATCATTATAAAAATACCGACTAATTACAAAGGCTTACCCACTCGATACGATTGTATCTATTGGCAATGTAATTAATCGGATTATTTTTAAAGTTTTTCATAGTGAGTAAGCATTACAAATGTAATAAATATTTTTTTAAAAACAAAATAATGTAACTTATTAATATTAAATATTTTACTCATATTTGAATTACATTTATGGATTGTAGTAAGTAGTTATACGCAATTTGGAAACTGCTCCGTAAATGCTTTCAGTATCTTAGGTAAATCAATCTCATAAATCATTGTGTACTCTTGCTCACCTTGTTCTTTTTGAAATTTCTGTGTTTGCCACCATTTCCATATTTCAACATTGTCAGGAAAACTGCGTATAACAGCACCTAAACAAGATGGCTGGCTTTGTGCTTCGTTTGAAAGTTTTTCGTTTAAATTATCCATTGTTCTTCGTATTAAGTTTCGAGGTAAAATCAGCCACCTCGTTTAGCTGCAAAACGTTATATGAAATGCCTTGCTGACCGTTTCCAATTTAAATTCCGTGAAGGAAAAACAAAAAGAAAAAAGCCACTGCACTTTTTTTAAATAAAATCATAAGAACATTCCGATTTCTTTCAACAATCTATTTTCTGCAATCTTCACATATTCGGGATTAAGTTCTATTCCTACAAAGTTTCGGTTTACCTTTCTTGCATAAACTCCAGTTGTTCCACTTCCAAAGAACGGGTCCAAAACAATTCCATTTTCAGGGCATCCAGCTTTCAACATTCGTTCTACTAATCTTTGCGGATAAGTTGCAAAATGTGCTTCTGTTGATGGTTCGGTATTTATGCTCCAAACGGTTCTCATATTTTTACCATCTTCATTTGGTCGCATATTTCTTGTTCTGTAAGTTGTTTGCCCTGTTCCACCATCCCAAGTGCTTTCGCTATTGGCATCTAACTTATCGCCACCCCATCTATTCATTGGGCTTGTATATGGTTCAAGTTGTTGCTCAAAATAATAATCAGTTGGTTGCTTCACAAAGAAAAACACCTTTTCAAAATCAACAGTAAATCTATCCTTTGCACTTGATGGCATTTGGTTTGGTTTATGCCAGATAATTTGATTTCGTAAGCACCAGCCTCTATCAATCATTTCTATTGCAAATCTTTCAGGTATCATACAAAGGCTTTTATTCATTGCTGTTCCTCTAAATTGTGAAGCCTTTGAAGTTCCGTTTGGCAATACATAAACTTGCTTTGAGTTTTCTACATATTTGCTTGTATCAGCGTTTTTCGTTGTTCCGCTTCCACTTCCTCCATAAGTATCACCCAAGTTTATAAAACACGTTCCAGTAGGCTTTAAAACTCTTTGCACTTCATCAAATACGTTTGATAGGTTTATTACAAAATCCTTAAAGTGTTTTTCGCTTCCAAGTTGTTCTTCGTGTCCGTAATCTCTCAATCCCCAATAAGGTGGTGAAGTAATACAGCAATCAATGGAATTATCAGGTATTGTTTTCAATACTTCTAATGAGTTTCCGTTAATGATTTTATTTAAAAAATTTTCCATCCCTTTTTTTTCTTTTTGTTTTTCTGTTTAGTGTTCCAATTAGGCTTTATCGTAAATAAGTCGGCACTTCATATAACACGGGTTTGGCAAAATGGCTTTCCGACACACAAGCCAACGCACAAAAGCCACTTCGTAAATACCCAACCGTTATAATTTATTTATACTCTTATGATTCACAAAGGTTACGTTTTATTGAAAAAAAGATGACTTTGGTTTTTCTTCTACTTTAATCTTAAACTCTGGCTTCATCCAAACACTTAACATCTTTCCTTTCCAATTAAGAACTTGTTTACCGCTACCATCTTTCCAATTCATAGTGGTGTAATAATCAAATGCCCTTTCCGCCACGGCATGTTGGTATCCCTTTTCTTTGAAGTAAGATTTAACTTCCTCTAATAAAGGAGGATTAAACGATTTGCTTGGCTTTTTAGACTCTTTCTTTGGAGTAAAGTAATCTTTTAAGCAATTATATAAATCATCTCTTAAATCAAGCTTAATGACTTTATTATCATCTATAAACTTTAATGTTTTTCCTTTATCAGAGTCGGTTATTTCTAGTTTCATTTTTTAAATATTTCTATTGTCCATATAACTGTTAGTAACAAGCCTATTACTATGACTAAGCCTGTTACTATTTGAGCAAGTATTATTTGTGTCTCATTCATCTTTCTTTTCATCTTTTTTGGATTTAGATTTCTTTTCTAGTTCTTTAGCTTCTGCTTCTTTTTTAACGGATACCATTACATATCTTATAACTTGTTCCGCCACTACTTGTAAGCCATAAGCGGTTTGCACCATCTTGGTTAATCTTTCTGCTATAAACTTAGGGTCAGAGCCGGGCATCTTCATCTTCTTTGCTTCTTTTAAATCTACTTGGAATCTCTCTATAATATTCTTAGAGATTAATAGACAAGCTAAGTCATCTGATACTCCAGGCTCTACATTAATAGAGTAGCCTTCGTCTGTGATTTCGATTTCGTATTCAAACGATTTTTTGATTTTGATTGGTTTCATATTTATATTTATTAGTTATTTTCTATTTTTCCATTCTATTGTAGAGTATTGACCTCTAGTAGCTCCTTCGTTAATATCGTATCCTTTATTCTTTAAGTATTCTAATTGTACCTTATTCGCAGGAAGTTCAGATATAATCTCGTTACACATAGCTTTAGTGTAAACTGTATTTTTAATATCGTACCCTAATCCTTCTATCCAAGTTAATTGTGCTTGTGTTGCAGGTTCTCTCATTCTAATAGAGTTACTTAATACGGGCTCGGGTAGTTTTAAAAGCTTTACTCTCTCATCTTTCTTAAATAAAGACTCTATCTTAGTATTCCTTCTGTTTCTTTCGTCAATTAAATTCTTCTTTTGTTCAGAAGTTAAAAATACCTTTTCTTCTGTTGCTTTACCTTTATCTAGTTCCCAACAATTAATAAGTTTATGTTTGGATGTATTATCCACAAAGTCTAATATAATAGCCTCTTGTTTAAACTTCTCTACATAGGTAGCATCTTTTAATCTAGTGGCTCTACCAATACATTGTAAGTATTTAGTTAAAGATTTAGTAGGAGAAGCATTGCCAACACAACCAAGATTAGGGTAATCAAAACCAGTTGTAAGTACCATACAGTTGGTTAATACCTGTATCTTGCCTTGCTTAAACTCTCTTATCCAACCTTTTCTGTCTGTAGTTACATCTTCATCTCCAACAATAGGCTTACAGCTAATACCATTACTATTAAACATCTCAGATAAATCTACAGCATGTTGCACATCCACACAATAGAATATGCCTTGTCTATCGTAAGCGTATTTAAGGTAAGAATCTACCACTAACTTGTTTCTCTTAGGTATATTAACCTCGTTGGATAAATCTTTTTGATTAAGCTCTCCTGCCGTTGTCCTTACGTTATCTAAAGATAAATCTGTTTTAATTCTTACTGCATCTAACTCACACAAATAACCATCTCTAATGCCTTCTCCGATATTATACTCGTAAACTATCTTATCAAAGATATTACCAAGCATTAAGTTATCGTTTCTATGAGGGGTAGCGGTTAATCCTAATAGTAACTTAGGAGTAAAATGATTTAATGGCCTACAGAATGTCTCAGCAGCAAAGTAGTGAGCTTCATCTGTAACTATACAATCAAACATATCCGCCGGCATCTTATCTAATCTTCTATAAAGCGTCTGCGCGGACGCCATTACTATTTCTCCTTCTGTCTTAAATATAGATGCTTTAATAACACCCATTTTAAAGTTACCGCTATGGTTTCCAAAGTTACAGTTATGTTTTTCAACCCAATCTATAAATCCTATAGCCTCTACATGTTCCACGAACTCACTATCAAACTTATCTTTAAGGAAAGCTAAAGCGGATTGCTCTAAAAGTTCCTCCGTGTGTGTAATCCAAAGTACTTTCTTAAAGCCAAGTTTCTCTATTGCTTTAACGGCAGTAAAAGTTTTACCTAATCCTGTCGCTAAAACAAGTAATTGCTTGTCTATTCCAGCGTTTAGATTATCTTCTACATTAGCTATAGATTGTAATTGGTATGTACGAAGGCTCTTAGTCATTTTCACGAATCTTTTTAAGTTCTTTAATGAAGTTAGCGTATGTTATCATAAACGTACTAGATACTTTGTTATAAGCTTCTTCTATATCAGCTACACTATACTTTTCTTCTTCTTTAATTTCTTGCCAATCTAAAGAATCTTCTACTACCCACTTGGCAATAGCCTCACCTTCTTTATAAGCATAATAATAGTTTTTATTTTGAATTCCTTGTTCTACGATAATTCCTGTTCTTCCGTGTTTGTACTTTTTCATATTATATTTATTTAATTATTAATAAATAAAGCCACCACCAATAAGACATGAACGAACTTAATGATGATGGCTTCGGCTAGTAAACCCCTTTACTTAGACCAATGTGTTTTTTAGAATGCGGGTAATATGAATATGTTGATGTCATTTGTTTAGGGGTTTTAGCTTTTATACGTTGTGTTTCTGTAAAGGTTACAAAAATAGTAAATTATTTTAATATTGTCCTAGAATATATTATTCTGAGGTAATGTTCTAGGTTAAAATTGCCTTTACGGCTCCACCAATTAATTACTGCTTGTAGTTCGTATGGAGTAAGCGCTTGTTTCTTTGATAATGATTCCATGGTTAGTTATTTTATAGTTTATACGTTCCTATTTTTAAAAGGTTACATTAATTTACAAAAAAAATAATTATAATTATACTTATAAGTGTAGAGTATAATCCACAATATTAGCGGTTATGTTTATAATAAACAACAAAAAGAAAATCCGAACCATTGGCTCGGAATTTTCTAAAACAAAAACAATAAGCAATTATGAAAAAATCAGGTTAACACAAACTAATGATTTCTTTGTAAAAATAATAAAAAAATATGACAAATCTGTAATATTAAAAATATTTTTAAAATAATTTGCATAGAAAGAAAAAAGAATATATATTTGCCACAGATAATTATTACGTGAGAGTTTTAATTACTAAAAAATACAAATTTATTTTACAAAATATTAGCTAAGTCTAACGAGATTATCCCCAACAATCTAAACTCTCACATCCGAAAGGATTTGGGGGTAGTCTTGTTTTTAAACAAGATTATGAATATAAATGCTTATCAAATAGAATATCATATCTCTCAGAAAGAACTGAAGGAATATGCTACATTCTGTTATTTTAAGTATTTATATCGTAATGGCTGCATATACAACTATACATCCGTTAAATTAGCCACAAAGTGCAAGTATAGCGCTTCTTTTATTCGTAAGAGTATAAAGACTTTTATTGCTAAAGGATGGTGTAGAATGCACGGAGATAATCTTATATTTAATAAATCAGCAAGTTTTAACGGAACAACATCAGAAATAAAATTATATGACAACGCTAACATAAAAAAATGCAGCATAAAGGAGATATTAGAATATTTCAATTTGCAAATTATTAAACTACATGACTCTAAGTTAAGTAGGTTAAAAAAATTAAAGTCGGACCTTAAATCTAAAAAAGCCACAGTTAGACATAGAGCGGAAAACTATGCTGATTCAATAAACAAAAGAACAGAAGCGGAAAGGGCTAAACTTCCAAACGAAACGACGAGATTAATCTTAACCAACAAAAAATTAACTAAGATATTTAAGTGTAGTGCAGGTAAGGCAAGTGGTATTGTAAAGTCTCTCGAACTGGATGGATTCATTAAGGTACATAGAGAAACAAAGAAAGGCTGGACTCCTGTAAAGGTAACAAGCGGACACATGAAACATCTAAAAGAGATGGGTGTAAGCTTTGGCTTGAGTAATTGGATATTTAGAGTACTACCCCTTGAATTTACTATATGTTAGCTGCCACGAAATTGAAACTAATAATCTAAACTCTTTATCAAATTAAAACAATTAGAATATGAATGATACAGGACACTTAACTAAGTTTGAACAGGGATTAATAAATTGTGATATATTTAAAAAAACAATTTTACCTGAATTAAGAGAATTGTATGATATTAATATTTTGCATAGAGGTACAATGCAGACAAGGATAGTTAATAAGTCTAATGGTAAGAAAATTGATTATTATCCATATTACAGAAAGATTAATAATTTTCAATATAAAACTTGGATGTTATTAGCTAATGATGGAGAAATAAATACGGCGATTAAATTAATTTTAAGATAAACAAAATTATCGTATTTGTCATATTAAAATAATTTAAAAAAATATGACAAACTTGTAACCTTTATTAAAAATATACGTTAAACTATAAAAAACAATTAATCATGGAAAGACAAGAAGGATATTATTGGGTTAAATATGAAGGCATTTTTAAAGTAGCTAAATATGAAATACATCAAAAAATGAGTGGAATATCTACAAGTTGGTATTTAGTTGGTGATGAAAGATGTTATTTTGAATCAGATTTTGAACACATTAATGAAGTAAGAATTAAAGAACATGGGGAGTTACCTGAATAATTATGAAAACGCAAGAAGAAGTAAAACAATTAGCTGATGATTATTCGGAGGTATCATTCAATAAACGAGATTTATATGAGGGGTATGTGGATGGTTACACTCAATGTCAAGCAGATGTGATGGAGCTTTTAGAATCAGAAATTCGTAAAGCTTACATACATGGTCAAGGTAATGGTCAAAATATGGAAGCTGGATTAGAAAGAGATGAGACTGAAGATTATATTAATTCAAGAATGAGAATACTAAACAAATAACTATGAAAACTAAAGAAGAAATAGACGAGTTATACCACAAACTATATAGTATTAGTATTGATGGAGAAGATAATTTACATTATTATTCATTTGTAGAAGGCTACACTCAATGTCAACAAGATATGGCTAAGAAATACACAGAGGAAGATTTAGAGAATGCTTTTAATAGCGGTAGAGGGTATGGTGTACCTGATAATATAAAAGATTTTAACTCATTCATTAACTCACTAAACAAACAAGACTATGAAAAATAAAGAAAACGTAACAATAAAATCAATAACACATTGCCCAACTTGTAATAGTGAATGTAAAGTAAATGGTGGCACTACACAATATTATGTCCCTGTTAAGAAATACACAGAGGAAGATATGTATAATTGTTGGCAAACTGCCTTTACTGATGCTATGAATATTAGTAAAGAAAATTATAAACCAATTTGGTATTCAGATTTTATCAACTCACTAAACAAACAAGATTAATATGGGAAAAATAATGTACTACGCCTATGTAGGCTTTTGGATAACACTTGGATTACCTATTGTTCTAGTTCTCTTATTAGGAATATGGGCACAAGATAAATATCATAAATTAACCTGTAAAATGTGTAAAAAATGAGTAAAGACCTATTAACTAAATACTGCCAAAGTGAGATAAGAGATATTAAAAAGAAAAATCCTAAATTACATCCCAAAGAAATTAATTTAAGAAATAAAGAAATATTCGATAAAAGTTTCTTCGGTAAACGTAACCTTATTAAAAAATAAACGTATAAAAATAAATAATATGGACGTACCTTGTTTGTGTATAAATGATAACGAAAGACCTGAAGATATATTACCTCAGAATTGGATTAATAAAGGAACCGAATATACTATAAACTATGTTTACTACCATGTTAATCAAGGAATACAAGGAGTAACTTTAAACGAGGTGCAAACTAAATCAGATATATACACGAGTTATAGATTAGATAGGTTTGCGTTTACTAGCGATGGTATTAGAAAGTTAATAGAGTTGATTGAAGAATGTACCAAGCTTGGCAAAATAGATATAATGGAGTTGATAGAAGAAAGTAATTTAGAATTAATAGATAAATAAATAAATAATATGAAAGATATAAAAAAAGAAGAATACATTACTAAGTTTGAAATAAAACAAAATGTAATTAACGGAAATCCAGCAATAAGAACAATTGATGCTTATAAATGCTTAGATGAATATAAAAATGATTATGTTGATAATTTTATAGATTTTTTATCTCAGAGATATAAAGGAATAAAAAAAGATAATCTATTGCATGAAAAAATATATTTTGAAAGTTTATACGAAAAATCAAGCGAATTATTAAACAAATTATCTAAAGAGATATAAAACATGAAAAAAGTAATTTTAACAATCGCGGTTGTAGCTTTAATTAGTTCCTGCAAGAAGAAAGAAAAAGAAGGTCCTTGTAATTGTGGTATGGTTCAAAGCGATAACGTACAAGACTACTCTGTAGTTATACAGAATGAATGTACGGGTAGTAATAAAACCTTTACTCTTAGTGCAGGAGATTGGATGAATGCTCACCCAGGAACTAAGTATTGCATAACCAATAGCGGTAAGTGGTAATGAAAACAGTAATGCAGCAGCATTTAGAGTGGCTTAAAAGTAGAATGACTATAACTACAAAAATGGAAAAAAAGTTGCTTAAAATGGAGATGGAGCAGATTACAGACGCTTATATATCAAGCATGAAGAATGAGCGTAACCTATTAAATATTAAATCAGCAGAAAATTACTATAACGAAACTTATAATCAAGAAAAATGAAAAAACAAACTTATGATTTTAAAATCTTTAATGGGAGGATTAAAGTATATATAGATGGCTATGTAGCTTTCTGTTTTAATCAAATAGACTTTAAGGGCTATTACGCTTACAAGGACGATACATCTTTATATGGGCTTGATATATACTTAATGAATGAGAAAGGTGGAGCTACGACGATGGAGGTTTACTTTAAGACTAAAGAGAATTGGCTGAGTGTATTAAAACTACTCGACCAAAACATGTAATCAAACAAACTAGATATGAAAAAAACAAAGCGAATAGTAAAGCCCAGGTCTAAGAACGAATGCTTTAAAGTTATTTATAGAGCATTTGACCAATCTCATGTAGAGATATTCCATAAAGATACTCCGTTACATCAAATAAGAACCTATTTATACGGTGTATGCCACACATTCATTATAACGGATATAATACCTACCTCTATTAAGTCTACTATAGAAGAGGATGCGGATTAATAAGTTAATAGTAGGTTTAAATTTAAAAAATAATAATTAAAATATGAATGTATTAAGTTTATTTGACGGATGTAGTGGTTTATTTCTTATATTTGAGTAAAAAAAATATGTCTAAAATAATTGGAATATACAAGATAACTAATCCTAAAGGAGCAATTTACATAGGTCAATCAGTTAATTGTTTGAAAAGAAAAAATGCTTATAAATCATTAAAATGTGAAAATCAACAAAAAATATATAATTCACTTATAAAATATGGATGGGTTAATCATGTTTTTGAAATAATAGAAGAGTGCTGTCCAGAATTGCTTAACGAAAAAGAAAAAGAATATATTTTATTATACAATTCAACCAACCCAAAAAACGGATTAAATATATGCCACGGAGGTATTGGTTCTTTTGGTAGAGTTAATAAAAACAAAGGAAAAACAAACGTATTGTCTCAAGAAACAAAGGATAAAATAAGTAAGAAATTATTAGGCAACGTTCCTTGGAATAAAGGCATAAATTCTTCTAATGAAACTAGGAACAAGATAGTTGAGTCACATAAAATAAGAACCGATGTATATAAAAAAGAAATAAGTGATAAAATAAAGAGTTCAGTTAAGAAATTGTGGGAAAACGAAGAGTATAGAAAAAAACAAACCAAACAGAGAACTCAAAAAAGGGGTAAGTATCGTAAAGGTATAAAAAGAGATAAGTTAAAAATAAAAATAGATTTAGGCGCATTTAAAGAAGATTATTTAAACTATATGACAATTAATGAAATATGCAATAAGCATAATTTATCTTCACCAACAATTTATCGTATTATAAAAGAAAACAATATAAAAAAGAGAGGTTATAAATGCAACAAAAACAACTAAACGTCCTTAGTCTATTCGATGGCGCGAGTGGAGGACAACAAGCCTTAGACAGGTTAAAAATAAAAGTAGATAACTACTATGCAAGTGAGATAGATAAATACGCTATACAAGTAACTATGGCTAACTATCCAAACACTATACAATTAGGTAGTGTAATAGATGTAGATGTTAGTAAGTTAGAGAAAATAGATTTACTGTGTGGTGGCAGTCCCTGTCAATCATTCTCATTTGCGGGTAAACGTAAAGGAATGAGTACGAAGGATAGTATTGAGATACTTACATTGGAACATTACTTGGAGCTTAAAAACCAAAACCTTGAATTTGAAGGTCAATCCTATCTATTTTGGGAGTATATGAGAATATTAACTGATATAAGAAAGGTTAATCCTAATGTTAAATTCTTACTTGAGAATGTAATAATGGGAGAGAAATGGCAAAGGATATTAACTCAAGCTATTGGTATAAACCCTATCGAAATCAACTCTGCTTTATTATCGGCACAGAACAGAAAGCGCCTATACTTTACAAACATAGGAGCAGAACAAGATGGTTTATTTGGAGATTTAAAATGTATGATACCGCAACCAAAAGACAAAGGAATATTATTAAAGGATATACTTGAGGCGGAGGTGGATAATAAGTATTATTTAAGTGATAAAACAGTAAATACACTTGTTAGACACGGAAATAATATAATTGGTAAAGATGAAAATCCGTTAAGAAGTTGCACCATACACGCAAACTATTTTAAAATGGGTGGTAGGGACCAACAACATGTAATTGATGATAGCAAAATAGTAGCCATGCGAGGAAGAAACCCAGAGAATACATCAGACAGAACTAAAGGGTGTCCTACTAAACAAATGCTAGAAGCAAGAGAAGATGGTAAAACTAATTGTATTACTACTGTTCAAAAAGATAACTTAGTTTATACTAAATATAGCGAAAATCAATTTAATAATAAAAGGCTTAATGAAACTATAGATTTACATAAAGACAATTTAGAAGAAGGAACAATGATAGATTCTTACAATAAATCAATTCATAAGGATAAGTCTATAACTATAACAACAAGAGTAAACGCATCAAGCAGCACTCATATAGTACATACTTCTGTTTTAAACAAAAACCAAAAAGATAACTTAGTTTATACTGCAAATTATTTACAATATGGAGATGGTTTTGCTCAAGATAGTAGAGCTTACTATGAAAATGGTAAGCATGAAACTTTAGATGTTAAAGATAAGAGACCTAAAGTTTTAAGTGAATCAAGAATAAGAAGATTAACTCCTTTAGAATGCTGTAGGTTACAAACAATGAGAGATGATTATTTTATTAAAGAAAGCAAGGATATTGTAAGTGATTCCCAAAAATATCGCCAAATTGGAAATGGTTGGACGATTGAGGTCATAGCTTACATCTTTAGCTTCTTAAAACCTTAATCAATAATTAAAAACAAGGCTTTTTACCATGTTTAACCTACGTTTTTAGCCCTACAATACCAATCAATAGCTATCAATATACTATCAAAAAATAAACATACATTTGTATAATAATAAAAGATTTTTAATTATGAAAAAACTAGTAAGGTGGTTTAATAAAAAGTTTGGATGGTTCTTTACCAATGGTAGAAAGTATAAAAAAAATCCAAACATGTACAATTAATTTAATAGTCATATAGCTCAATGGTAGAGCCCTAATTTGGATTAGGAAGATGTAGGTTCAAGTCCTACTGTGGCTACAAATAAAAAACTAATGGGAATAAACAAACAAGGTAATAGTGAAAAAGTAATAGGAGCAGATATAAAGCAACTTCATTGTTGCCCTGACCTTTCTATCCATTCTATGAATAAAAGTGTAACAAGGCACTATATTAACCTACATTTCATACTTCCTCCAACAGAGTTAACCTTATTAAACTTCATAGTATTTATATCCGATGCCATCAATGTAGTTAAATACGATATAACCTTGCTTAAACAATTCGATAAGGCAAGCAGCCGAGCAAGAGAACTATATGCAGCAGACACTAAAATAAGCTATAATACTAGTATGCCTAGTCTAAGGACTACATTTATAGGGTTGGTAGAGAAAGGTTTATTAGTTCCAATGAGGGCAAAGAGAGAATACATGGTA